GGGGGGGGGTTGGAAGGGTTGAAAATCGACCTATAATTTTAACTCAAAATTTATTAGAATGGATGGGTTATAAAGGTCGAGACCAATCAGACAAACAAGAACGATTTTTAAGGTTGTTAGATAGCCTAAAAATTCCGTATACCGAAATCGACCACAAACATCCTTTAGCTATCGAATACCCCCATGTGCAAAAAGAGGTTAAACTTTTACCAAAACAACTTTCTCAGAAAAAATGGATTTGTATGGAACCTAGGGCCTTTAAAAAAGTCGTTATGAGATTAAATACGGAAAATGCTGACATTGTTAGAGACTACTACATTAACCTTGAGGAAGCTATATTTGCGTACGGAGAGTACACAATGAAGTACTTGATTCGGCAAAGAGACTCTCAGCTGGCCATAAAAGACCAAGAAGAGTCACAATTGAAAGAGCAACTGACCATAAAAGAAGAGCAACTGGCCATAAAAGACCAAGAAGAGTCACAATTGAAAGAGCAACTGACCATAAAAGAAGAGCAACTGGCCATAAAAGACCAAGAAGAGTCACAATTGAAAGAGCAACTGAAACGAGCCGAACGTAAAGCTATACGAGTCAATAAGTTTATGAGACGAGTAACCATAAAAGAAAAGAAATTGGAATGGATCTATATAGCCACAACTAGAATGTACTCAGGAGAACGATTGTTCAAGGTTGGTTCTACCACACGTTTGAGTAGTCGGATTTCAGGGTACAATACAGGTAGACCAAAGGAAGATTCATATTACTATTGTTGGGTCAAAAAATGCTACAATTCGAAAGATTTAGATTATCACATACAAAAACTGTTGTTCGACTTTAAGCACAGAGAGAACGCTGAATTATATTGTGGTATAAAATTTTCCGATCTTATGGATATCGTCAACTTTATAGTCGACAACTATGATGAGAGTATCGACTATATAAACAACTTTATCAAAACTAGGTTGAATGAGAGCTTGGAAGAGGACGATATGGATCCGCCCCGATTGGACTATAAGAAAATCACGTATCAAATAGGTGACCATACAGAAACTATAGATTTGGAAGAGGAAGATTCGAGTGTAATCAGAGACGAATTGGATAACATTTTGAGCATTGTCAAAGAACAACAGGAGGAACAACTAGAAATAACAATAGAACGAAAAAAACTAATAGACCAACTAGCAAAGGTAACTAACTTGAGAAAAAAAGAGGTCTGGAGCCACATCAAAGAACTAACTGGTTGGACAAGCTCGAAAAAAGAGATTGAAAAAGATGATGGTTTCAAGTATAAAATAATGTATTGAACCATTCGAGCTCAAGATGACCCATTTTTAATAAATAAAAAATACCCATAATATAAATATAAACGATTTGGAGAACCAGAGGTCGATCTAACCACCATCTTTGATTCTGATATAATAGACACCCCCCGCATTGGGGAAAAAATCAAGTATTTGTCTACAAAATTTGTATACACCAGAATCAATTTAAGGTCTTCTTTAACCTCTTTTGAACCAAACAATAACGTGGTGCATCGAAGGCAGTTCGAGAACCATCTAAGAAACACCTTCCCTAGCTTTAGAATCGACCATAACAAACGAAAAGTGTGGGAAGTGGTTAAACTTTGAAAACCAACGCACTTTTAAGCACTAGTAGTATCAAATCCACTTTTAAAAATGAGTAAATAAATGTCCGCAGGAGCTATATCTTTAGAATCAGCTTTACGCACGTGTAAGGTTAACCCAGAATGGGCCAATAGGCTCGAATCACATCGTATTATAGGTCCGGCTTCGGAAAAAACTTGCCCTTTGTGGACGGGTTTTGACCTTGCTGGTAGACCAGTTTGCCCAGACAGTTTCAACACTAAAAGTGCTGGTTGTAACAGTGCTCTAGACAGACTTCATGTAGAAAATGAGGTGTCTAGACCACAATATATCCCATACATCAATCTGTCTATGGAAGGTATCACAGGAGAATGGTTGTATGATGAAAGGTTTCAAGACGCCCAACAATCACACCAGTTCATGAGAAATCTTCACAACACCGGTGGTACATTTGGCCAACAATTATCATCATATGTTAAACCTGGTGGAATTTGTACCTACGATAGCTATCAACAAGCACAGGCTCAAAGTAAGCAGCACAACAGACAGTGTCAGTCGGGTATGATGTATGCTAATAATTCACCTTATCGTGAACTCGGTGGTTACTACTAACCCTATTTTGAATCAATTTTTAAAGCTTCTTAAAAGCTTTAAAAATTTTTAAGATATTGGACTTTTCGAGTCAAATATGATTAAAAGTCCTTTGTAGTGAATTAAGGATAACTTAAAGGCTAGAGGTGTCAGAAGGTAACAACATAGACTTGAACGAAGTCATAACAGAAGAAGAGTTAATTGAGGAAATGATGGTCATTAATGACCAAAAATACGACGTTTAGGTCAAAAAAATTTTAATGCTTTAAATAAGCATTAAAATTTAGCATTCCGCAGCATACTTGCACAAACCAGAAATGTCTCTGTAACGAGTCTTACAACAGTACATTCTTCCACAACACTTACCCGGGTGTCCATGTCTTGCTAGACACGACCCCAAATGGGGGATACAACACTCTGTGCTACGACATTCGGGACAATGACATGCCGAGTGTTGTAAGACCATTGTCGATAGCTGAAGTATAATAAAAACCCATATCAATTTTTGCCACATTTTTATTTTCTAAAAAATCAAACCGTTTCTTTTTCTTTTCAAATTTATAGTCGTTTTAACCATTAAAAACAAAATAGTGGATTAATCCCATATTTCATTTTAATGGTTCTTTCTTCCATTAAAATGAAAATTGAACATTTCCGAAGGGTATACCCTTCGGAAAAAATTCATTAAAATTCTTTCTGTTCTCCGACTTTTAGAGTCGCACTCCCAGTACTCGTTTTCGACTACTCGGGTCAAATCAAAGTAGACTTGGTAGTTTATCCATAAATGAAATTTTAACCACAATTTTATTAAAAAACGCCATGTCTATTTTCGGGTCTCAAATTGAAAAGTGAGAGTTGAGTGAGAGACGACACTCATTCTTACTTTTACTCGACTCCTCTCAAAATCTGAGGTCTCCCCCCCAAAAAGTATGGGTTCGAGACTATTCTGACTCATTCAACTACATAATCTATATCTCTGTTCTCCGACTTTTAGAGTCACACTACGGTACTCGTTTTCGACTACTCGGGTCAAATCATTACAAGTTTTAAATCATCGAGAGACTTTCAGATTCTACCCGACTCCTCTCATTTTCTATATGATACAACAGGTAATAAATATGATTGAACGCAGTCTTGCTCTATTATTTGGTATGATCGTAGGTCTAATGGGTTACCTACTTTCAACCAGCAAGAAAAAAAGTATTAAGGAAAATTTTTTACCATCTATGACTTATAAAGTCGACAGAGTGGCGGCACCCAACGAAGATTTCGCTCATAAAGGGGAATTTTGGTCCGTTCCAGGCACATATCAGTCTTTGGTAGCGCCGAGATCTGCCAGCGTGCAGTATGGCTCCCAGATTCAGTACAACTTGCCGGCTGAGGGTCTTCTCGCCTACAGGTCAAATACACCATTCGCCAACGATGGTCTTCTAACTACGGGAGAAGGAGACATTGTCCAACCCGTCACCTATGACAGGTTCATGTTCTCCAATAAGCGCTCTCGACTAAGAGAACACGGTGATCCAATTCGAGGCGACTTACCCATTATCCCACATAACTCTGATTGGTTTAGACCATCCGTACAACCTCATATTGACCTTAAAGAAGGAGCTATGCAAGTTATGGGTGGTTTCGACAATGAAACAAACAATCAACTGTCACTGCTGATGTCCGCTTCAGCTGGTAACGCACTCCAAACATTTGGCGGTATGAATTTTAGTGGTCAAGATGGCCTTTCAGCCAACATGGGAGCGTTTATGAGGTCTCCGGGCTCTAGTAGTGGTATGACAAGCGGTATGGATACATCCGACGCTAACCTAATGAAGTTTATGAGTGCAGCCCCCCAAGGTTCAAACATAGTTCAAGGTTTCGCTGCGACAGGAATGGTGCCACAGTATATGACGGCGACGAATATGGGGTTGTTTCCAAGCACACCCCAGATAACAGCCAACAACGCAGGTGTGTTCTCGACCATGGGTATGGTACCACAGAATGCCGTAGCTATCGAAAGGTCTGGTGACATTAACGTTATGAGAGGTTAGATTTTTTAATGCTTATCTAAAGCATTAAAAAATATTTTGTAAGAAGAAAATAAAAAATGAAATTTAAATTTTCCGAAATGTATAAAATAAAGATGAATATTGACCTTACCAAGTGTCGTGAATATCATGGTGCAAAGCACTTGGTGGTAGAGACCACCGCATTAGACTATGTGGGACTATAGACGATCCGTACTTTTGTGGTAGGGACGTGTGTGAAGTGTTGGGATACAAAGATATCAAACAAGCTTTACAAAAACATGTTAAACCCAAACATAAAAATGGGCTTGTTGGGTTGCTCGGTGAGAACCCTAATTTCTTCGGCTTTCAACCTTAGTCAGCCCGCCCCGCGGGGCGGGCTGACTCTTGCTCAAAGGATACCATAAATCTTGGAACCAATCCGACGTTATATCAAAGGCTAAATTATACCCTTTTACGAACGTAAAAATATCCATTAATCCACTATTCCGACCGTATCTGAGGTCAACGATCCACTTTTCTATTTGTTGTTTTAACTCTTTTTTATTTTTAAAGTTCTGAGAACCATTAATAAGAGAGTATAGCCCGGTTTCAGATACATATATAGCTTTACCACTATGATAATTTAATGGCTGATTGGAACCTAAATAGTTGGTAAGAGCTGCATCTACCAACTTTATAGTATCTTGCAAGTTCATTTTATCTTCAGAATCCACATATCTAAACAAAGCATCTTTAGGGTTCTTATATCCTATACATTTCGGAAAATTTAAATTTCATTTTTTATTTTCTTCCGATAAAATATTTTTTTATGCTTTAAATAAGCATAAAAATAATTAAAAATTATAGTCTAACAATGCGATCAAAAGTACCAGTGACTACCTGATGAGCCACAACTAGTATAGTCTTTGCTGGAAAAGTACATCGTATCTTGTTAAAAATTTTAGTACTTAAATCCTGGTCTAAATTAGCAGTGCATTCATCCAACATGATGATAGACTCACCGAGTATTTCTTTAAAGGTTAAATCGAACGCTAATTTGACTCGGGCGTACTCTCCCGTACTAAGAGACTTGTAGTCGACAGCGTTACCCTTGTAGTTTATAACAACGTTAACTTGTGGTCTTTTGTCACTTATAAGTTCCAAATGAATCTGTATGGGGTCTCCAAAGCTTTCAGAGAAGAAGTCTTCCAATAGAATTTGAAGGTGTGTATTGATCACATTTACTATACCTTTTAAAGACTCGTGTTCAGCCTCAATTATTTTTTGTTTGAAAAGAAGAGTTTTAAGGTATGTTTGTTCCACTTTAGTTTTTTCGGTTAAGAGTTCTTTTAAGGTATCTTTGATCCTTTTATATTTTTTTAATTGGGTGTGGAAATTTTTATACATTTCAAAATTGTGCATGTATTTTATCCCTAAATCGACATCTTTTATAAACTGTTCTAGTTCGGGTAGTGTTTCAGCATTATAATTAAGCTTTTTCAAATCCATCTCTAAAGCCTTAATTTTGTCCACAATACAACATTTTTGTTTAATTTTTTCTACATCAATCATACATTCCATTAAAGCTTTGTTTAAACCACAAATTTTTTCCTGATTGTGTAAAAGTTCATCTTCATCATAATTTGGAGTATTTTGAATTTTAGTTTGCAAGTCATTTTTAACCTTTAACTGTTGACGAACAGAATTTAATTTTATGGTTAAATCTCTTCTTTCATCCTTTAAAACGTTTACATCTTTGATCACCGAAAGATCGCATTTTTCTTTTGGTATCTCCAACCTTAATTTTTCTAAATTTTTCTCAAGCTTCGTTAAACTAGCTGAAGGTTTAAAGGAACCTATTTTTCTCAATTCTTCAACCAACGTAAGGTATCGTTTGATAAAGTTAATTTTATCCACAATTTCTTCTTTATTGTAAGAGAGAGTGTACTCTTCGTTTTGAATTAGAGTGGCCAAAATTTTTTCCTGTTTTTGTATGTTTTTTTTCACCGTTTCGAAATTTTTTTTTATCGTCTTATTTTCAAAGCTATCACCGCCTTCTTCCAACTCCATTGTGTCCATGTTTATGGTTAAAATACACTCGCACCTCGCACATTTAAAAGATTTATAAAATTGAGACTTTAATGCTTTAATATCACCTTCGATAACAAGTCTATCATATTTTGAATTAAAGGTTTCAACCTCCTTTAATTTAAATAAAATATTTTCTAATTCCGTCAACTTGGAGTGGTCAACAGAACCCATTCCGCTAATTTTATTTTGAATGGTGGTTTTAGCCTCTCCCCAATGTATTTTTTCTTGGGAGAGAGTGTCCATATACTCAATTTCCTTGCTTTTAAAGGCCTGTAAGACCACGTTATCTTCACATATTTTTATTTCTTTGTTCAACTCATCAAGTTGTTTTTTTAAGGTTATTTCGTCCTTTTCAGATACCCCTGAATACTTTTCCAATTCCTTTTCCAATTCTTTGGATAAAAGAACCTTTTCTTTGATTTTTAAAATATTTTGAATTGTAGCGTTTGTACGGTCTAACTTCTTCCTTAAATCGTTTATTTGAGAATTTTTATTATTCAAAGTATCTGTTTGACCTAAATTTTTAATTTCTTCCTCGGCTATTTTTATATGGTTGAAAATATCATTATAAGTTTTAATTTTTTTACCTTCTTCTTCGATACTAGTTGTGGTAGTCTTCTTCTTTAATTCAAACTCTTCCAAATTCATCTTTTTTAGAGCTTCGGGTATACCATCTCCATCTGGTTTTTCGACGATATCTGGTTTTTGGACAATTTCAAGCATATTTTTGGTATTTGAAATTTGTCCATCTAATGTGGCCAGTTCTCTATTTAAATTCGAGATTGAATTTTTTACCTTTAACTTAAGGCTATCAACATCATAATTATTGTTTACGATAGTTTGTAAAAATGTCATTTTTTCAAGGTGAGAAAGATCCAGAAAGAACATTGAAGAATTTGCAATGCCAAAATATTTGTTAATGATAACTTGTGCTTCTTTGTCTTCATAAAAACTGCCGGCGTGTGTTACGTTTAAAATATTTGGTCTTTTGGTTCTTTTAATCTTAAAATTTTTATATTCTATCTCAACCTCACAACTAGTCTTATTAAAAGAAACCAAATATTTATGCTTTGTCGCTCCAAAAAGAGCAAACTGAATTGCTATTAAAATTGTTGTTTTTCCGCGGCCACTTGGACCACTAATTAGCGTTATTTCATCGTCATCAAACTCAAAGGTCTGATTGGTATAACATCTAAAGTTTTTCAAAGTTAACTTCATCTTTATTATATTGAATATTTTTTAACCATTAAATTTCATTTTGTATATAATAAAGATGAATGCTTTAATCGATTTAAATAATTGCCGTGAATATATGACTATTAACATTGGTGGTAAAGACCATAAAGTTAAATTGGGTGGAACAATTAACGATCCATATTTTTGTGGTAAAGATGTATGTGATATTTTAGGTTACAAAGACTATAAAGATGCGATAAAAAAATTCACCGAAGAAGAGGACCGTTCTAATTTTTCAGAAATTGTGGATAAAAATAACCTCACCGTGGGGGGGGTAATTTACCCCCCCCACGGTGAGGTTCAAATAGGCCATAAAATTTTTTCATTTAGAGAACATTAAAGGAACAACGTGATCGTAATACAGATGAACCAGTTGTTGTACAGAGAAAAGATCTAATGAGTCGACTATCAAACACGACTCGTGGTAATAAAAAAGATCTATGGAATCAAATCAAAATATTTACAGGTTGGACCAGTTCTAAGGTTGAAATAGACGATGGACAATTTAAATATAAAATAGTATACTAATGCTTATTTTAACTTTATATTAAAGTTAACCTTGTTCCTTTGATACCCTTTTGGGTATAAAAGGAAAAATGGGAAGGGATAAAGGTTGTTGAAACCATTATTTTTTAGGAGATGTATGTTGTTGTGGAACTCTCTTTAAATAAGAGTTCTTTGATTCCTTGGTATGTTTAAAATTGCATCCAGCATCATTTTTATTTTTAATTTCCAAGGTACCATCAGGGTTTACTTTTACCACTTTAATTTTTTTGCATTTTTCTCCAAAGTTGCATTCTTTAAGGTCGGAATAGTCATGAGCGAAGCGACATTGTTTTCCATGGAAGCATTTAGCCTTTTTAAGCACAGACAAACAGAAACGGGTTGGTTTAGATGGTACACCATCTTGTGGTTGTTGTTTAACCTTTTCAGATGGAACGGTTGGTTTAGGTTGTGGTTGAGCTGATTTTGTTTTCTTTTGTTTTTTGGATTTTTGTTGTTTAACCTCAACTACTGCCTTTTTCTGTGGTGGTGGTAGTAAGGCAGCATAATTTAAAACCCCGTTTACCTCCCGATCAGTGTCACCAACGGTGTTGGTTTTATCCCACCATGTTTTTGGAAGAGTTGGCAATGTTTCGGTACTTTTTGTGGGGCTATTCATCCAAGGAAAAGGTTTAATTTTTGGAACCCTTTGTTTGGTGATGCTTGGCCTGTATTCTTCCTCCTTTTCTAGTGATTGGTAGTCCTCTCCATTGGTGTCGTCAAAGTCCTCTTCGTATGGTTCGTAGTTGTCGTAAAATTCTTCTTCGTAATCACTATCAGAATCGTAGTGATTGGTATAGTTATTTCTCTCTTCTCCTCCTCTCAACATTGATAGTTTAGAAGCCATTGTATTATTTATTATTTTAACTATTTTATTTTAATTTTAATCAATTTTCTGCATTTTAGGACAAATTGTACCATATTCGACTCTAACCGCTTGATGCTCGATATGGGTGTTTACCTTTTGGTCCATAGGACCGAAATGGATATAATAAAGATGAGTACCAGCAAAAAATACGTGTTTCGAGAAACTAGACACAATGGTGGAAAAAACCTAGAAGATTCCATATCTAAAAGAAAGGGTAAAATTAAACCCTCTTCAATATTTGGAAAGTGGTTCCAAAGTACTGATGATACGTGGTACTTGTACGCCTTACTATTTGGTTGTATCGGTTTACTGGTGTTGGTTTTGATACATCGAAAGTTAACCAGACAAAAGGGTAGATGGACCAAAAATTTAAACTTGAATAATATTTATATGTTTAAAGGTCAAACAAGACCTCTTGAAAACAAATCTGAATCTAGCGGGGAAATCGAATGTAGAAGGTTTCTAGAAACCATATTTCAGTCTCCCTTTCCAAAGGCTAGACCCGACTTTCTAAAAAATCCAGTTACGGGAAACAATTTAGAAATTGACTGCTTCAACGAAGCTTTAAAATTAGGAGTAGAATATAATGGCCAACAACATTATAAATTTACATCCTTCTTTCATAAAAATGTTGAAGCTTCTACCAACCAAAAATATCGAGACGAGCTTAAAAGACGAATGTGCCAAGAAAACGGTATAAATTTAATAGAGGTTCCATACACCATAAAATTAAGCGATATAGGACCGTTTTTGCATCTAAAATTAAAACAGCTTGGTTACATCAATTAATACTATGTTGCTAATTCGAAATTTATACTTTTTATTTTTCAACAAAATTTTTTAGTTAATAAATATGCCAAGTGTACCTCCAAATACATATACTATCAATAACAAACTATATTATTCGGCCGACGAACTAAAATCTTTTGATCCACTTTTTTTCAAAGGTTGCGGATCAAGTATTCGAGGTGTAATCAAGAAATATGGTGTATCCCACCAAGATCACTTGTACGCAATGAAACTAGAAGATAATCCGCTTGTGGTTACTTCGAAGGTTTTAAAAGCCAAACTGTTTCTTTCCGAAGAGTGGTCTAAATCCAACCTACCTTCTCTAAATTCAAACCGTGTATATAAATATGATCCTTTACCACCCTTAATAGAACTTGAAGATTCTGAAAAATTTATGGACGATGGAGGCAATCTATACAACGTTGAAACGAGAGGAGAAAGAAGCGAAGATAGGGTGTTTTTTAAGGCTAAAGATATTTCCAAAGTATTTGTTATGAAGCACCTTGACAAGGTTACTTTATTTAATAAAGAAAGAGGTTATTCCACACCTTTACATTATAAAATATTTTCTGTTCCATCAATTCTAATCAATGATGAGAATGCGTCAAACAACAGTAATAGCGGTAGAGTAACCTTTCTAACATATGAAGGTCTATTAAAGGTCATCTATACCTCTCGAGGTAACCCAATTGTCGAAAGGTTTAGAAAATGGGCTACGAAAGTGATATACACGGCTCATCTAGGCACTCAAGAACAACGAGAGCAACTCTCCAAGCAAATCAAAGGTGGAGCAGACCCTGAATCTGTTAAAAATGTTTTAAAGCGCAATGTAACCTCTACTCATTGTATATATTTGTTTTGTTTGGGTGGTGTTAACGACCTTAGAGAAAACGAAATTTTCAAAGAAGCCCTAGGTTCAAAGAACTTTAAAAATTCAGATAAGGTTTACAAGTATGGAAGAAGCATAGATTTGTGTAGAAGAACCGGTGAGCACCGCAGGTCTTGGTCACCATTAGAAATAAAACTAAGTAAATATGCTTACATCGACCCACAATATACATCTAAAGTAGAACTTGACCTTAAAAACTATCTTTCAGATGATTTAGAGTGTCAATTTTTAAAGGTTAAAGGACCAGATGGTCAAACCACAAACGAAATAGTGGTCCTATCAAACCAACAATTGAAACTTTTGAGCGATAAATACGTAGATTTATCGAAGGAGTATGGAGGATGCCTAACAGACATCACAAAAACTAATATAGAATTGGAGAGGAAACTTGAAACCTTAAATTTAATACATACATCGGAAATGGAAAAACTACAACACGCCGTGGAATTATTAAACGGGAAAATTGAATTAAACGAATCAAAGCATCAAACAGACCTTAAAAACAAAGAAATAGAAATATTACAGCTAAAAATGGAATTAATGACCAGAAAACATTAAATTAATTTTTAATGCTTACATTAAGCATTAAAAATGTTAAATTCCATCATTTCATCAATTAATTCTTCTTCTGTTATGGCCTCATTCAAGCCTATGTTGTTACCTTCGAAAGTTTAATTTTTAATGCTTAACGTAAGCATTAAAAATGGTTAACAATAATTTTTGCATTTGAAACATTTTAATGGTGCATCAGACATTGTCATAACAAAAGGAATAATTGTGATTAAACCCAACCATGCACAACACCAACCTTCTAAATATCTCTGATTTTTCTGGGAAGAAGAGAGAGTGCGCCTGGAATAGTGACTGGAAGTAAGCGCGTAATTTTTTCAAGAAAAAATGAATTTTTTAAAAATAGAAAAAAGTTATGGTTTATATAACTTTATAAAAGAGAATAGTGGATTAATCCACTATTTTAATTTAATGGTCTAAATAACCATTAAATTAAAATTTGAAACTTTTCCGTGGGTAGTACCCTTGCCCAACTTTTTAAAAAGTGGATTTGGTCTTTTGTTCCTAATATTCAGGTCTGTTTTTACCATTTTCAGAATCCACTTTTTGAAAATTAGAAATTTTTTGTCTATGTGATGGTTCGAAGCACCATCCTATTTCAATCTCAATTTTTTTGATTCTTTGGTTGAATCGTTCCCTATCTAACGCTGAAGTTTCCCATGGTCCCTTTCGATCTTCTTTTTCGATGTAATATATTACTGGGACCAGGTTAAAATCCACCTTTTTTGTTCTAACACCGACAGAATTGATAGTAACTCTTTCGTCGGTGAAAGAGTTAAACTGTGAAGTATGCAGTACACCTTTGAGCTGGTTCATTTATTATTAAAAATTTAAAATTTTTTAAAGCTTTAAAAAGCTTTAAAAAATGATAAACATATATATTAATTATCGCTAAGTTCAAGATCATCATCAAGAATTTCATCGTCGGTATTGTATGCCTTTTTAGGTTGAGGGTTACCTTTTTTTTTCAATAAAGGCCTTACCGGACCATTACCTTCTTCGTCATCAGAAGGACCAAAGTCTGAATCAACAACCGGCTTTTTAGGCTTCTTTTCAACCTTTTTCGGTTTTTCAGGTTTATTTTTTTTAGGTTTAACTTCCTCCTTAACTTCGCCTTTTTCTTCTTCGGTATCAGCATCAAAATCAGAGTCGATTTTCTCCACTGATTTAACTCTTTCTTTTTTGGCTTTTGTTTTGGTTGTTTTATCCTTTACGGCGCTGTTCTTAGGTTTATGAGAGCTACAATGAGTAGCCCCACCCTTAGGTTTTGTGGTACATTGTTCACCAGCTTTAGAACCCACTACAAAAATATGCTGACACAAGTCCTTGGTTTTCGGAATATTTTTTTTCGTTGTTTTGGTTGCTTTGATGGTGGGAACATCCATTGTATCGACTGGTTCGCACGATACACTTGTATCTTTGATTGTAATATTCATACCTGTTAGGGAGTGCCATTTTGCAATGGTTTCGGAAGAAGGGACGTTGTAGGTTTTTTCTAACCACATTGTAAGCTCACCGATAGGTTGAGCGATAGTTTTCATAATTTCCATAATAAGAGCCATAGTTGCGTTTATTTAGATCTTTTTTTCGAGTAAAATTTCAATTTTCTGCAAACGTCCACCAACAGCGTAATTGTTCTATTGGACTGGAATCACGTCTTTAGTTTGATATGATTGGTGCTTTGTAAGTCACAAAATTGGTATAAAGTAAGAATTTTTAATGCTTTAAAAAAGCATTAAAAATTATTTAAGTAGAAGTTAACCTTAAAATATTTCTTTAATTCTTCTCGAGGTTATTAAAGCAATCTTCAACCAAAGAAAAAATACAAGTTTTTGAATATCTATTTAGGTTAATTTGGAGTTTACGTTAGCTTATTGCCTGGTTTCTGGTAGAAGTTAATCTTAAAATATTTCTTTAATTCTTCTTGGTCGTGTATTGTAATGGTGTCTATACGATCATAAAAGGATGTTTCAAATTTATCATAAGAGATAAAGTCATCCCAACCACAACTTTCAGCTCTTTCTGGTTGAAACGCGATCTTTTCTGTCGATCTTATACTAAACCCAACTACATATAAAAAATCCAATAAATAAATGTTACAAATGCAAGAGCTAAGCGAAGCTTTAGATGAAATAGAATCTGAGCCTTCGAAAAATACTAAACTTTCAAAGTTAAGACAGTCCTTAGAAGAGGACTATAAAAAAAGGTTATTGGAACATGTCGATAAGGATGATACCAACCTTTTAAAAAACTATTTTAACAAACTTTTGAATTTGGGCAATCTGACCACGACCAATGTTACAACCGAATTAACCAACTATATGGAGGATTCAGACAATGAACCAAATACAAATTTGATTAAAAATATAATGGATGAAGTAACCTCCAAAAAAATATCTATAGATGACTTTTCAAACTTTATGGAAGGTTTTCTGAACCAAAACTTTCCCATAGATATTTTTTATAAAAATTATTATATGTCATCGTTACCATCTTTAGATGATGAGTCTAAACCATTACCATCAAAAGTCGATTTGTTTGGAGAGATGACTAGTAGTGAAGAAGAGAGTAGTAGCGGCAGTAGCAGTGAAGACGAAGAAGACAGACTTCAGAAGGTACGTCAAAGAATCGAGGAGAAGAGGGAAGATCCCAGACTGGTTCAAGTTATCGAACCGGTACCAGAGAAACGACGCGGTAAAGTTGCTGTAATCAAAGATTCTCTGGTACCAAGACCAAAAGTACCAGAACCTAAACCTATTGTGGATAAAATTTTCTTTGAAACTATGGCTGATTTGACCAAAAAAGATTGTGAATTTTTATATAAAAAAATACCTTGGGTTAAGGATATCGTAAACCATATCTATATTCATCCATTAGAAGGTGAATTTGAAGATGTGATCGACTACAACGAATACATTGAATACGACGGTAAGAAATTTTACCAACCAAAGCAAAAGTACTACTCTATTCAGTGTCACTCGAATAAAGTTCAAAAAGGTCACGAATTGACCATAATTAAAAATGGAGAAACCCACAAATTAATGGTTGCTGTGGACACGAATACCCGAGGTATTGTATTGCAAAATGAAGACATGTTAAAGGCTGAAATTGACTATGTTCGTGTATGGAACCAAAACAAAAATGAACACATCAAAGAGCTTATGAGGAACAAACCAAACGAAGATATGGTTTTATTGGCTAAATTTGACCTTTCAAAAGCTTTACAAGACGCTATAGGTGGAAACGTACCTATAGCATATAGATCGGGTAATAGCGAATTTATTGAAAACGTGGTTAGAACAATCTATAAAAATTCAAATACAGGAGAATCATTCGTTAGGTTACTCGCAAACATTATAATTTTTTTAAAAATCAATATAAGTTTTATAACTAGTTCGGTCTTTATAAAACGACTTAGAGAACAAATTTATTTACCTGGTACACTACCCTTCTTAACCGACGCTGATAAATTACCGGAAATATTTATGGTTAAAAATGTGCCTGAAAACACTCGAAACTTTGTACTGGAAAAGTTGGAAGAAGAAAGGTTACACTTTACCAAGAATTTCTTTGAAAATATTCACATAGGTTCGTCTATGCTTAGAAAACCGACCAAACCAATTTTATGGAACAAACCAACCATGCAGATAGAGTTACCCGATTTAAAAAGTATATGTAAAAATAGGGATCAAATTGAGGATGAAAACGACGAGGACATTGTGTTCTATACCGACCTCGACGAAGTGTATTGTTTTAACGTGTACAAGCTCTATGATCTGTTTCGGAAAGAGGACGTTCCAATCAATCCCTACACTAGACAACCCTTCTCAGACAGATTTATACAGTCATTCTTAACTAGGTATGCGAGCAAACCTCTAGTAAAAAAAATAGAAGAGACTAAACACGTTGATTTGACCACGAAATTGGAAAATTTAATCGAAAAAGAATTAAGTTTTCTAGAAAACAGTTTAATAGAGACAGAGAACCCTGATTTCATCGAAAGATTTAAAAGTTCAATTGCACCACAACAAGAGATTAAAAAGAGGATTTCTAGGGTCGATGGGGGTGGTGAAAACAGGTGTTTAGAATGCAAAAAAGAACTTGGGTCCGATAAGATCACATCTGTCTTTAGAAACAAACAAGTATATTTTTGTGGTTACGATTGCCTTGAAAAAAATAAAGCTTTTAAATAAATTTTTTATGCTTATTCACAGTATAAAAATTCAAAATAACCCGGCTAAAGTTTTTACATCTTTTGATTATATAGATAACACAAGTAGTGGTAACTTTCCAGCTAATATATACAGGTGTCCAAGAATGGAACGCTATTGACCTTAATACACGCATTTCATATTTGATTATATGTATAGGCCCATCTTCATCCGTAGCAACATCGAGAATTACAATCAGACAAATGACATAAAAACAACAGTAAATAAACAATGGTAGTTAAAGAGAACTTTTGTGGGGCATGTCTCACTATTCCGCTAGCATTTGCCGGTGCTGGTACAGCAATCGGTGCAGAAAAACAAGCTAAAATTAAACAATGGGCTATAATTTTCACCATAGTTTCGGTCTTGCTCACGGTTTACTTTGTTTATGTCAAAAAGTGTAGTACGTGTAAAATTCGTTGAAACCAAAGTAATTGTAACCTTTAAAAAAAATATAATATTATTAAGGTTTATCTTAACCTTTAAAGAAAATTGATACATACGCGTTCAAAAGGTCAAAAAACGGTTATAATAAATATGAGTCCTGTAGTTACTCCAATATTTCCAAGACCTAATGGTGGTTCAATGGTACCAGAAAACCTACCAATTAGAAAATTGGAATCTAAAACAAATATTTTGAAGTCTGGTGGGTTTGCACCACATTCTCATCACCGCGAATACCACCACCCTCATCCACACCATTCGCCGGGTGTAGTCGTTAACAATGTTCAACCACCGCCATTAAACTGTATTAGTATCGCCCAACATATTGACACATGTCCTATCTGCAGTCGTCTATATGACACCGATAAAACATTGTACATTTTAGCCATTATCGGACTGTTAATTTTATGTTTTTTAATGGCTCGACGTATAGTTAAATTGTAAAAAAATTTTTAATGCTTTATACAAGCATTAAAAATTAATATTGAAGTAATTTTCTAGTCAAAAAATTTAAGTTTAGATCGTACGCACACCCTGGATAGATCCAACCTAAACCAGTCGAATCTAAATTTGGCAAGTTTTCAAGGTTAACTTTATCCATATTATCAATTGAAATTTTGTACACGTAGCAGTTGCCCAATAAAATTTTAAACAATTCGGAATCTTTTAAGGTTACATTTAACCCTGTTTCTTCAAACAGTTCACGCTCCGCACAACTCTTTGGATTATCATCGTAAGGTTCCATGGAACCTTTCGGTATACCCCAACAACTGTTATGAGACTTGGTTACAAGAATCTTACCTTGGTGCCAGACAAATATGCCTGCTTTTCTTTTTTCGAAAGGGTGTTGAGTAGCAGAATCTGCGGATTGATTTTTTTTACAAATTTTTAGATTACAACAACCTTTAATACATGTTATATTTTCCATTATTCCTTTATTTTTTAAAAAATTTTTCATTTTTTAAACTCCTAGGAGTTTAAAAAATGGATTTGGGATAGGGGTTTGGGATTAGGGATTTGAATTAATGGTTCTAGTCACTTTGAGATATTTCACTTTCGCTATCTGAGGCGCAATGGTCTGGAACCTTCTTTTTTGGTGAAGATTTTTTTATGGCCTTTTTCTTCCACTTCTTCTTTTCTACCTTAGGTTCTTCTTCCTCTTCACTATCAGTGTCGAAAATAGACTTTTGTGGTGACTTTTTGACTGGGACTTCTGGTTCTTTTTCCTCGTCGTCGGATTCCGAGACGCCGGATTCCGGGACGTCCTTCTTTTCAACTTCTGCTCCACTTTCGACATCTTCCTCTTCTTCGCTTGAATAATACGCCTTTTTCTTTTTCGGAGCGACTTTTGGACTCGTTATTGGAGACGTTTTTGCCTTTGGTTTGGCTTTGTGAGCGCTACATCGGTCGTTTCCTCCCTTGGGCTTTGTTGTACACTGTTGATTACGGCGTTTTCCAGCAATAAAGATGTGTTGACACAACTTAGGGTTCAATTGTATGTTATTGACGTTTTGATTCTTGTTTTTAATAGCAATGGCTTGGTCGGCCACTTTTTCACAATTAACGACGTCTTCTTCTATGGTTATTTTCATACCAGTAAGAGAGTTCCACTTTGCAATGGTATCGTTTACTGGCACCTGATGTTCTTCGTAGAGCCATTTGGCGAGATCGCCAACAGGCATAGTTAGAGATTTAAGAAAATCGTTTAGTAAACTCATCGTGCAAGTTTATTTAACCATTATTTTTTCAGGTTAAAATCAATTTTCTGCGTTGTGGGAGACGTTGTCCACATTTTACCCTTCTTGAATTTTTTTAAAATGATTTTATCCATAAAAAAAATATTAATTAATAAACTAATAAAAATGGCGCTTGTAGTCCCCACAGATGGTGCTGTTTTGGCAAAACTTAAAAAGGATTTAACCATTAAAATTGAGATTGGTGGAAAATTTTTTGGTAATGCTCCAAATAACAATAAGAATGTATATTTGTATTTAGAAAATGGTCCAAACAGGCCGTGTAGTATACCGTTTAATTATGGTATTAATTTTTCACAAAGCCGCTCGGTGCCGGGCACGATAGAAGAAGAAGATGGTATTAAACTAGCTTTAAAAAAAAATATATCAACGGTTCGACCAAGCCGTAACACGCTTGGTAATATAACTCATAGTTTCGAAGGTAGTTTGAGAGGAGAACAGAGAAAATGTCGAGATGAAGCACTCAGTTTGCTACAAAAACATAAAAGTGTAATGTTGTCGTGTTATACGGGTTTTGGAAAGACTGTCACAGCCATAAATATGGCTATTAAAATCAAACTGAAAACTTTTATCGTAGTACCTAAAAAACCACTGCTTTCACAGTGGGAGTCGGAAATTAGAAAATTTGTACCGAAAGCAAGTGTGATGGTAATTGAACCGGGAAAAATTAAAAATATGGATACTCTTAACACTCCAGATTTTTGTATCGTTAATGCTTGCAACATCCATAAACTGGCCCCACAATTTTTAAAAATTTACGGTTTCGTTGTTGTGGACGAAGCTCACCTACAAATGACTGAAAAACTTTCTAAAAATCTATTGTGCCTAACACCTAGGTATCTTTTAGGCATAACCGCAACACCATATAGAGACGATGGGTACAATGTCTTTTTTAAATTGTTTTTTGGTAAAGAAATGGTACAATATACCTTAAACAAAAAACATACCGTTTATGCTGTAAAAACAGGCTTCTCTCCAAACGAAAATAAATATTTGAAAACAGGTCCAAACTACAAACAAAAGGTGGATTGGAACATTATTCTGGACGAACAAGCACGAGACGAAACAAGGAATCAACTCATCATAAATATTGTCAGAGAATTTAAGGATAGAGTTTTCCTTATTTTAGTTAAAAGAGTAGAACATGGTCAACACTTACTAGATTCGTTAGAAAAGCTGGGGGAGAGGGTGACTTCTCTCCTTGGGAAACAACAAGTGTTTGATAAGGACGCTCGTATCCTTATTGGTACAAATTCAAAAATCGGTACTGGTTTTGACCATCCACGACTAGATACTCTATTGGCCGCGGCGGATATGGTTAGTTACTACATACAATTTATAGGACGTGTTATGAGGAGGAAAGATGTTGAACCGATTATATTTGATTTGGTTGATTCGCACCCTACTTTAAAGAAACACTTTGAAAAGCGTTCAAAGGTTTATTGTAAGCATGGTGGGGAAATTGTAAAATTTAAATTAAAAAATTAATTTTTAATGATGCTTTTAGTCATTAAAAATTAACAAACGAAAGGTGTGGGACGCTCGGACCGATTGCACTTTTAAATATTAATTTTTTTAATGGAGTATAACTCCATTAAAAAATAAACTAAGAAATTAATACTTGTATTTACCATACTTGTCAAACTTGCATGGTGCCCCAATACTCTTTCTACTTTTCTTCTCCTGTTCAAGCTTTAACTTTTGGTTTTGAATTTTCTCGTTGGCATAAGCCAACAAATCTTCAATCGAGTCACAGTAAGAACTGGGTACGGTCATACCTTGAATAGCCTTGGCTTTATCAGGGTACATTTCTCTAAACTTTGACTGTATGACAAATCTGTCGATACATTTTTGAGCTGTTGGGTTCATTTTACCATCAACGCTACTGCATTTAAACATGGTTATCTGTTTAATAAATTTATTATCTATAGAGAAGACAATCAATTTTCTGTAAATCCAGGTAAAAATATTCTAGTAATGGTTCTAGGAACCATAAGCGCGATTTTTTTCGGATTTCGGAGAAAAAAAACTGAAATTTTTTCTCTAATAAATCACAGAAGAAAATCATGGTAATGTCACTTTTCAGAGACGAATTTGCCGAGAAATCGGCCAAGAAATATATTAGCGAAGGATTGTGGTTAGATTGCTGTCTTTCCGACGATTACAACTACGCTGACTACTATACCGAAGGTGGTTATGGTACTATCTACCTTGTAATTGATAAAAAAACAGGAGAGAAGTTAATACTTAAAAGATCTTTAAAAAAGGATTTCGTTGAAGGAAGGTTGGAAGAACCTCTAAGTCTAAATTTGAGTACCAAAAATATGAAAGGGTTAATAATTGACCCTAATTTACGAATTAGTAAGGAAGCCGAGTTTATGGTTAAAGTATATGATAAATTTGGAGGATTAAAATTACACGCATATTATGACGATGACGACCATTATATCTTGATCATGGACAATGGTGGAAGATCACTTGAAGAAGTAACAACTTCCCATAAAAAAAAAATTACGGATTTGGTTCGATACGAAGCATACAAGACAAACTTCTTCTATCAAACCCACTTGAACCAAATTAAAAAATACATGATTAAAGTCTACCATAAAATTAAGGATATACACGAGCTTGGGATACACCATAACGATTTGAAACCAGAAAACATTTTATTGGATGAGGAGGAAATAACCATTATTGATTTTGGGGTTGCCAAACAAATCGATTCAAAGGTTGATTTTACCTCTTTCAAAGGAACACTTGAATATATCCCGTACGAATACGTTGAGAATGGTTCTTATAAAGCTTGGGATCACACCGTTTGGTGTTTTGGTATAATGCTCCATTTTTTGACTCTTATGAAGTTTCCGTTTTTAAAGGAGGAAGACGTCATTGAATACAACTTGAATAATAAAAATATAGAAAAGCTCCCCCAAAGCTTTTCGAACCTTATCTACGATTGTCTTCAAAAAGATCCTTCCCAGAGACCACGAAATCTTTTGGAACGCTTGGAAAATTTAGAAATTTGGCGTTAGGTGTGGTTACCATTAAAAGTGATATAATAAATGATTTCCTATTCAGCATTGACAAGTTATGGTAAAGCGACTCTACCATCGGTAGAAGTTTGGAACGGAAACTTTGATATAGTCAAAGATCCACCATCAGGCATCCATACACGTCGTATTATTAAAGTGGGTGAAAACAACGATCTTTTGGACTGGAATGACGACTCTGGCAGTCGAATCAATGAAATGATTAATGTGTACGCAAGAGGCAACAATCCAATGGTCACAGTCCAATACTCTAATCATGGTAACACGGGCAGCGGTTTGATGGGTATAGACGGTGGGAGTTCTGGCAGTACTATGAATGGACTGTTTACGTCGGGTGGTGGCGGCAAACTACCATATAGAATTATGAACAATGGTGCTTTCAGACCACCTATTTTGCGTCAAGAAGATTTGTTGCCGTTGTCACGACTACCAAGAACGTGTACAAGCGTAACAAGTAAAAGGTGTAGGGTGGACCAAACCAAAAGAATTACCCCCGACACCGTGGAGTATTTTAAGCAAATTCATCGTAATCCGATGAAGGTGTCGGCTCAATCACAAAGGTCGTTTAAAAAAGAAGGTCCTCAGGAACCACCAAGTAACATTAATTTATACTTGAATGGTCGTAGCCTATCGATCAATGCTACTTCAAATGTTAAAAAATTAAAGGATGGTGGAGACCATAACATTCCAACATTAGATAATTCTCTTTTAACATCAAACGTGGATCACATTAACCAAAAAAGAATCAGCCAACAAAAGTACTTGAATACCTCCGTTGAGTTGTCAAAGAATGTTCCGAACTACCAGGCTCAAACAACTTCTAATTTGAACATTAAACCAAATACTAATGTTTACGAATTGGGAGGCCAAACCGTAGCTTTAACCAACAATCGTCCAGCTCG